CAGATACGACATAGATGTTAGCAATATCAGCTATTAACATTGCTGCTGTATCCATGCCAAGTAGTGTACAGAGAAAGATACCCATAGGATAGAGTACCATTCCAGATAAAGCAAACCAAGTCATGTTGCGTTGGGCATCACGCTTGGCATCTTCATCTTCCATCTTTCTACGTCTATCTTCTAAATAGATAGCACGTTCTTCAGCATCTAGTTTACCGTTTTTATCTAAGTCGTATTCTTCTACCATTATTCCCAATCTCTTATTCTTTCGGGGTCTAACACGTCATGCTTATTAAGATGCCCCTCCAAATACATAGCACGTTCTACTCTATCTAGAGTATACCTGACACCTGTGTTTTGATGAATAGCTTCTCGTACATAGAATACGTCTGAACGTGGTATATGTACTCTTCGTAATTTTGCTTCGTTGTTATCAGCCAGTGCTTTGTAAAATTCCTCTATAACGGAATCCGAAGCAAACATTTTTTTCTTGGACATTGGTAGTTATACTTTAAGTTTTAGGAAAAGCAAGTACTTTTATAGGGACGACAGAAAAAAGTTTAAATATGCGTCAGTACTTTAAGTATTACTTTAAGTATTACTCTTAGTATCTATTAACTCTAATTATATTAGTAATAATAGAGTTAAGTTAAGCTTTAAGTAATACGTTATGTATACATAATTATATCTCATAATGCCCCCGCTGTCAAGTATTAATTTATGTAACACCAATACACAATTTGTTACAACATATTACAGTCTATACACAAATTGTTTCAATTGTAACAAGTTTAAAACAAAGTGGTTAACAACCTAATTTTCCTAATTTCTGTCATTCTGGGTATATATATACGTAGGTACCCCCAGTGTCCCATACCGGTATGCTATGTTATAACATAACACTAGGTCAAAAGATAAAAAAAGTATCTCTTTTTCGTTTAACATACTGTATTTATTAAGTATTTTACACAATATACTATTAAGAATACCAATATCACACTGTTATAATATAACATTTTGAATTTGTGATCACAAAAAGCATTAAATCATGTACGACTATAAATTTGTGATCACATTTTAATATACCCCTAGTTTTGTGATCACGTTCTACATTTTGTTTAACTCTAAACGAAAATATATAAAGTAGTTTAACGTTAAACTATATTTCAAAAGTAATTTAACCTTAAACTAAATTAGTAGAACAAATAGTAAACATAAAGATAACAAAACGTTTAGAGCCATTTTAAGCCTCACTGAGTAGGGTGAAGGCTTTTTTATAAGGTTGAGTACCCGCAAAATACTGTTCATCAATCGCCCTACTTTTGTTCTACTTTTGTTCTTTTGTCCAGTCTCTGCACATATGTATACAAAAAAAATTTTTTTTTAAGCTGCTGATAAAACCCTCAATTTAACCACCAATTTAATCTCGAAAAAAAATTGAATTATTTGCTTGCCATTATTTGTGAGATAGTTTAGGGAGATTTTAGGAGCTGATTTTCGGAGTGAGATTTTCAGAGTTTAGACCCTCCAACGTTATTTGAAATTTAAAAACTACCATAACCGATAGGCAATGCTTATCACTATGTTATAAAGCTTAGACGCTTTGTTGTTGGCGTATTACTAAGGGTAGTTTTTTCCATATCATTAAAACAACATGATCTTATGGTAACGGATCATTTACCGATAACTAGCGGAAATACTTTCTTATTCAGTTTACTTCCAAAGAGTAAACTTCCTAACGGTTTAGAATAAGTATTTTAGAGTTTAGCCTTTACTACCTAGTTAATGACTAGGGCAAGTTGACGCTTCCCAAAATTGATAGATGTTCAATAAGTGTATTCTTAAACATACAGTCAGGGGATAGTCTCAAAAAGCGAAAGCAGTTTTAGGAAGCTCAGAGATAAATAGAAGTTAGTAACGGATTACTAGGTAGTAAGTGATTATTACTTGGGGTCTCGTGTAGAAGGGGTAACGGGTAGCAAATGCAAAACCCGAAAATGAAAAAGAGATATAGTGTTAATTAGCAATGCGCTATAAGATTATAACGTTTGATTTTATCAAAGGTCACGGTCAATTCACTTCTTGGCCTCCGTTGATTTTATCAAAATATTTTATGGCAAGTGGCTAGTTTATTAAAACCTATTAGCAAGGGTTTAATAGTACGCATAACCGCTCAAAAGTAAGTAAAGTGAAAAGCTTGTAGGCATGAGATAATTTATCTTGTGCCTATTATGGTTTTTGCTTTGGTAAAAATCGTTTGTCATTAATTTTATAGAGAGGATTAAAAAAATGACTTCAATTATTGAAAACGTAGTAAAGAATTTTTCAAACAATATCGGTAACGGTATCAACTTAGGCGTCTATTATAAATCTATTGTGGATCATGTTATCAAAACCGGTGACACTACCCCACTAGTTAAAGCCATGAACGCCTCAATCAATAGATGTGATACAGCATTGACTAGTCAACTTAGAGTAACAACCGGTAAAATTTGGATAGGTGCAAAGATTAAAACGAAAAATGGTAAAGTTATTTCCATTAAGATTAAGGATGCAACGCTATCTAATAGTGCTGTTAAAACTTTATCCGAGGTATCAGGTCAAGTGTCTATGAGGGGTAGTAATTGGAAAAAGGCTTTTTCAACTGATACTGAGCCTAAAGCTTTTGATCCAGCGGCATGGGCTGCTCGCATGGCAACGGCTAGACCAGATCAATTAGAAGCTATGATTGCAGCATTACAAGCTCAAAGAGCAACAGTGAGCAAGAAAAAAGCTGCTTAATTAATAACTTAAAGTAAATATAACCTGAGCCATTGCATAATTTGTGATGGCTTAGTATTATATCTACTTAGAAAAAGTACGATATAATTGTGACTGGACATAAAATCCAGACACTAAAATTGTGTCTAATCAATAGAGAGGTGTAGAATGATTAGAGAAATTTATTATAATATTAACAAAAGGATATACTCTATCCGTGCAAAAAGTGTGCCGGTATCCTATGCAAAAACTGTAAAAGTGGAACGTCCAATTTTTGTAGTACGAGCAGGTGGTAGGGCAGCTGTGCTTAGAGACAAGCAGAAAAATGTCCATGCCTTTTTAAAAGGTGAAATGAAAACTTTGGACGCACAACCCAACACTAATGGGCTAAGAAAAGTTAAATATGATCCGTACAAGTACGGGTATTTTTATGATGTGGACACTCATGAGCCGATATATAATGCAGAGTATGCCATATTAATTTTAGATGAAAACAATAGACCACACGTTTATATAGAGAGGTGATATATGATTGAACAAAAAAATAATGATGGTGAAGTTTTTAGACTTATGGGTTATTTTAACTCTAAGTCTATCAATTATGGTGACATAGTAGATAGTCATTATGATATCAAAATTGTTAAGGCTACTTGCCCTCAATTTCATGGTGACATAGGCACTGTTGAAGTACGATCTAAATGTCGATACAACGGTCAAACTATTCCGGTGGATTGGATAAATCTAGTTTGGACATCAATAGAGGAGTAATGTATGGATAAATTTCTGGACAGGTATGGTGCGTCCTTTGGTTACTTTGTAACCTTTGATGGCGTGAAATACCTTGTGAAAACTGACGCTAATGGTGCGTCTTATTTTGTTCCAGTCACTAGGGAAAATGTGACTAGTTTATGTTTTGAAATAGAGAGGTAAAGTATGGATTTATATGTAGTAATTGTAACTAATTCTGGTCATGGTGCATGGGTATACTCAGACCACCATTGTATTTGGGAAGCTATAGATTCGAAAGCTGAAGCTATCCAAGATACTAAGTGTAATGTAATTATTGAAACCATAAAGATAGAGGTGTGATATGAATTTTCTGGATTACAAAAATAAAATAATAAATATGTTTGCTAAATATGGGTTCGTATCTTGTCCATTAGATGGTAAAATGATAGACCTATTGTATAGTGATGATGTGAGCATTGATAAAGCCTATGGTATAGGTTGTGATGTGAACGCAGGAGTTAGCTTTCTAAGAGCTGTAGTGTCTAATCATGGAGGTGAAATGTAATATGAGTTATAGAATAAATGTGTCTAGGCGCACACTACAACGTAGGTGGCGTGTAGGTATGGACGAGTATACCTATGCTTTTTACTTTAGGATTAACACACTATTAATGCCTAAAGATGAGTGGAACGACAGGGAAAATTTAACTGACTTGGTAAGTGAGATGCGTTCTCTTTACCCTGAACCTGAGTTCAAAGTAGATGTGTGGGAAACTCCCACTGTTCCAGATGTAAAGGTGGATATATGAGAATAGTAAAGAGTGGCAAGAAGTACGTCCTTTATGATGATAATGGGCGTGTTGTAATTATAACAAGTTATCGTAGAATATGTGAAGGGATGATGAAAGATGACACATAAAGTTATACTGGAAGGTTGGTATGAAACTGATGGTGGTTTCATGCCTATCTATGAGGAGGGCACTAGCCTCAATGAAATAGTGTATCGTCTGCAAAAAGATGATGAGGACTTTGGTCATACTGATATGGGTTTTAAACTACATATGCCTAGTGGTGAGATCAAGGATGTAACCAATCTAATCAGTCGCATTGTAAGCAATGCATAATTCAACCGTTCATGTGAGGAGATATAAACATGGCAAATTCTAAACAACATCGTTACCCAAACTCATTCAAGCATGAGGTGTGTCAATACTACACGCATCATACTGGTGTGGAAACACAAGCCAAATATGGTGTAGACAGAAGGTCTATAGGTAGATGGCGTGTGGTTTTAGGTTATAATAACAAGCATCGTTCTCGTCATATGTATGCTGAAGCTATGCAACCTGCCTTGAAGAAACGTGAGCAAAGGGAGTGGATGGTTACGAAAAAGGATAATGCATTCCTACTAGATGAGTTGACTAACTTGAGAGTTAAACTTATGAACAAGGACATGGATAATCTGTGGCTAAAAGGTAAGCTAATGGATATAGCTGATGCTATTAAAACGATGGAGGACTAATGAATATATTTGCATTTGACAAGTGTCCGATGCGGTCAGCTCTGTGGTTGGATGACATTCGTAAGAACAAGATGATACTTGAGTCTGCACAAATGTTGTCCACCGCAGTGAGGGCTTTGTGTCCTGACACTACACTTGAAGTCTACAAAACTGCATACCTAAATCACCCATGCAGTAAGTGGGCAAGACAGTCTCGTGCTAACTTCCAGTGGCTACTACACCACATGAGTTGGCTATACAATCAGAAATCTGGAGACCACAAGTCTGCCAGACTGATACCTGAGTTCCAAAAGTATGTAGATGATGGAGATTTTCCAGATGAGTACTTGACACCGTTTGCAAACTGTGCTAGGAATTTAGAACGTGGAGTTGATTATTCAGATATAGATGATGTGCATCAAGCATATCGAATGTATATGAATGATCGTTGGAAAGAACGTAACATCACCTTGACATGGCGTTGGGGTGAGGAGCCAGATTGGAGGTCTTAATATGGCAAATTACACACTCGTTCCAGTAAATACTGATGAGATCAGAAACCATTATGGTGATGATATATGTGACAAGCTTGTACCATATCAACCACACCTGTTTGATAATCTTATGTGGGGTAGTGACAATGGTAAACCCACACTCGTTGGCGGTAATGTACAGCTATCTGATGGTAGTATGTATTACTTGGTTACACCTGAGAAGTATGGTTTCGTAGTCAAGAAGCAGTATCGTGAAGATCCTAATGAGTCTGACCCTGTGCTTCGTGCATGGGGTGACTATGATGGTGCATTGTTTAATGTTAGTGACCACACTATACAAGATTGGTTTCTGAACATTATCAATGGTATCGACATATCTCATCATAAGAAAGATGGTAAGTTGTTTACCAGTGATAAGTTCAAACCTAAGTATAGGTTGCGAGCATTTAACTGTAGACGTTCACAGCGGTACACAGGTAAGATCACCTTGTACAAATCGCACAAGGATTTGGATGATGATCGTGAGACTGCTATGCGACCTGCTCGTGCTATCAAGCTTATGTTTCCTGAGTTCGATCACAACACACTCAATGAGATTACTGATGCATACCTACAGAAGTTTGCACCCCGTGAGCTTGGGCTTCATGTATCGGAAGACCCAAAAGAGTTTGCACTTGCATACTCTGGTGAGCAGTCTAATAGTGAGAACGTGCAGACTACCTACAAGAGAAAGCACATGGCTCACAGCTGTATGCGGTATGAGTTCTCTAACCTACCTCAACATCCTGCCGAGGCTTATGCCAGTGGTGACTTCAAGATCATCTATGTACTAGATCAAGACGGTCTAGTGTGTAGTAGGTGTGTGGTTGCTATCAATACTACTAATAATAGTGCACCCCAAGCTGGCCCGATATATGGTGTATCCGAGCAGTCTATTGACATGATTAACAATCACCTGACTGATGTTATGAATGCAGTACAGGCAGGTAGTTCTGACTGGTCTGGTGCTAGACTGTGCAGGATACCTAACCCTGACGGTGAGGGTTTCATTGCACCTTACCTAGACATATGTCCACAACATTTGACTGATGACGGTGAGTATCTTGTTGTAGATAGTTACGGTGAGATTGATGCCAGTAACTACAGCGGTATACTTGGTGGACATGAGTATCACTGCCACCGTTGTGAAGAGGGTCTTTGCGAAGATCAGTACTACTTCTCAGAAACTACAGAGGAATACTACTGTGAGTCCTGTTACTATGAAGAGCATATCTACTGTGAGTATGCAGATTGTGATGTACACAGAGATGATACTACTACAGTATATATTATGGGTAGTAGTGGTTACAGCTATACTGAGATGGTTGCTACCAGTGTCATCGAGTACGGTGATGACTTTATCTACTGTGAGACTGACGGTGAGTATTGGGATAACGATAGTGCTGTATACATTGAGTCACAAGATATCTGGTGTGACCCGATTACTCTTGAGGCTGATTACTTTGAGTGTGATTGGACTAGCGAGTGGTATCCCAATGACGAGATGTGTAGAACTGAGGACGGTGAGAAGGTGTGTAAGCAAGCACTGGATGACCATGATGAAGAGTGGTATCTCCGAGATAGAGATGGCATCTACTACACGAAACCAGAACCATTAACTGAAGAGGAGCTATAATGTATAGTATAATAGAAATGTTGGGGTACATGAGACCCCAAGGATCAGACGCACAACAGTTGTTTTGTGAACGATTCATTGAACCAACCTTTGGCAAACCTGACGATCATGGCAACTACATCTTACAGGTAGGCGACAAACCCAAGCTTTGTTTTACTGCACACCATGACACTGTGCATAGACAGGGCGGTATGCAGAAGCTAGTAGTCACCAATGATGTAGTGACTGTGGCTGACCCCAAAGTATCTAGCTGTCTAGGTGCTGACTGTACCTCTGGTATATACGTCATACTGTCTATGATTGAGGCAGGTATTGAGGGTACGTATGTTATCCATGCGGCTGAGGAGATTGGCTGTAGAGGTAGCATGGAGATGGTGAGAGACTACCCGATGTGGCTTACCTACACCAAGGCTGTAATATCTTTTGACAGGTACGGTGACAACTCTGTGATCACACACCAGATGGGCTTTCGTACTGCATCAGATGCCTTTGCTAATTCATTTGCAGATGCACTCAATATGCCACAGCTCAAGCCTGATACTGGTGGTTCATACACTGACAGCAATGAGTATGCTGAGATTGTATCTGAGTGTACTAACATTAGCGTTGGTTACTACAGCCAACACAGTACCACTGAGTCACAGGACTTAGCATACCTAGAAAAGCTAGTGTATGCATTGGAGAATGCTGACTGGTCTAAGCTAGTGTTTGAGCGTGACCCAACTATTACTGAGACTATTAGTAGAGGTAGTCGGTATGGGTACAGCTTAGGCTATGAGGATTTTGGTGTGGGTAGTTATGCCTACGAAAGTAGTATGGATAATGTAGGTCAACTCTTTGAGATTGTCGCAGATAATCCTTTTGCTGTCGCTGAGTTACTGGACTCACTAGGCATGACACCACTAGACTTAATGGAGGAATGTAAGATAGATGACCCTAATTTATACAACAAAATATCTACTACTAGATATAGTATGTGACACTGTGTCACGCTTGACTAAGATATGATTTGCATATATGTATTACTTAAAGTATAACTATAGGTATTTAATAATTATAATTAAAAGTTATTAGATACTTTAAGTTATACTTTAAGTAGGAAAGGATAACATGGAAGTATACCAAAAACCTGACGACTCACATGATGATTGCACACACTGGATAGGAAAGATATGAAACTAAAAGATGCTATGGAGAAATACTTTAGAACCAGACAGTTTAGCTCCCTGTCTAGATCCTCTCAACTAAACTATGAGTATGCTCTAGCATCTATCTGTCGTATGTCTGTTATGGGCAAGACACTTGGCAACGTTAACATCAAGAAGATTAACCCTGCTATGTGTCTAGAGATATACGATACAGTAGAACTGGGAACATCAACAGCAAACGCAAACCATATTGCTAGGGTGTTCTCAGTTCTTATGAATTTTCTAATCTCAATAGATGAGATACCAAACAACCCGATGGCTAGAGTCAAGAAGAGATCAAGCGAACCTCGATCTGTGATATGGACACATGACCAAGTGATGTCTTTTCTTGACACTGCCTTCGGTAATTTTGAGTGGAGAAACATAGGGCTAATTGTTCTCATGTGTTATGAGTGGGGGCAAAGACCTATAGACATTCGTAACTTGACTTGGGAATCAGTTGACTTAGAACAAGGTAAAGTTACAATCACTCAAAGTAAACGTGGTGCTACCGTTGAACTACCAATACCTGACAACTTATTAGAAATGCTAACTGAACAGAAAAAGGATTGGGACTTTCAAGAATATGTAGTACCTCATCACAGGCCACAGGACAGTGCCTACAGACCACTAACAGTATCCCAGATGACCTCCCTGCTTGGAGAAGTTAAGGCTACTGTAGGTCTTCCTGATGACCTGCGAGTTGGTGACTTGAGAAAGACTGCGATAGTACAAATGATAGAAAGTGGAGTAGATCACCTAGCTATCCAGTCTGTCTCTGGTCACAAGAGTGTATCAAGTTTAAATCCGTATAATAAATTTAGTTTAAAAACAGCACAGTCTGCATTAGAGAGGAGACAAAGACAATGAAACTATATAGAAACAGCAATGGTGTATGGGCAGGTACACAAGCAGATGCACGTAAGATATGTGGCAAAGCCTACACCCCTGTCGATGTGCCAGTAGACAAGCCTAGCTTGTTAATGTTTCTCAATGCCAATAAGGTAGGCGGTGGTGCTATCACTGATAGTCAAGACATTACAAGTGAGGCCACTGAATTAAACATGGGTGCTATGTCATGGATTAGGTGGAGCTATGATTGTATGTGCAGAGGGCAGTATGAAGATGCAAAAGAAATGCTACGCAAAGGATTGGAGTTAGCAAGAAAAGAGAGGACTGATGAAGAATAGAAATTTAGATAATCACGATAATTGGGCAACACCTAATGACCTATATGATAAATTAGATCAAGAGTTTAATTTTGATTTTGACCCATGCCCTTTGTTCTCAGACTTTGATGGTTTAAAAATTGATTGGGGAAAAAGAAACTTTATTAATCCTCCATATTCAAGAAGGTTAAAGGAGGCTTTTGTTAAAAAAGCTATTGATGAATCTGATAAGGGTAAATTGTGCGTGATGCTTTTACCTGTTAGCACTAGCACAGTTTTATTTCACGACTTTATTCAACCCAACGCAAATGAAATTAGATTTATAAGAGGTAGGGTTAGATTTATTGGTATTAATTCTTTTGGAGAAAAAGTAACTAACAAGGCAGGTATGCACGACAGTATGATCGTGGTTTTTAAGGGGAAGAACTGATGATAATTAACGACACAAATAAACAGATGATACGAGAGATTATAGTAGAGCTGTTTAAAGAAGTAGTTGAAGGTAATCTACAAACTAATCAAGAGATACAGTTAGAGGATTGCTTACAAGATATTATGTCTAAGAAGATTAACAACTACGAAGTAAATGTTTATGGTGTATCATTACAGGAGAAATTATAGATGATGTGGATATTAGTATGGATGCAACTTGTAACTAATCAAGGAGTTGATTACTACCAGTTAGGATCTTATGGTAAGAAAGAAGATTGCCAGTTGGCATTGAAAGAAGCGGTGGTGTTAGTCAACCACAGCTCAGAAACACTAGCATGTTTGGAGGTAGATACCAGATGATTGATGTAGAAATGTGGGCTATTAAAGATACAGCAAAAAATAAATTAGTAACAGCTAAGTGGGGCAGAAGTACGTGGAAACGTAAGGTAAATCCTGACAGTGTCAATATCTCAGGGTACTCAAAATATAATTGGGACATGTCAAAACAACCTTGGGTTAGAACAGAGTGTCCAGAATACAAGATGTTAAAGCCTATTAAAATTAGAGTGATGGAAATAGAAGAATGAACTGGGTAATATTAGTGACCTTAACTGTGGGTAATCCTTTCATTGTCTTTAATAAATCTTTTGAACATGAGGATGCTTGCGTAAGTTATGTCAATAGCCCTGACAATTATGATACACTTGCAATAGAAATAATTGCAGTGGCAGGTTTTAATGATCCTGTTATAGATATAGTTTGTCTGCCAGAAAATACAGTAGATAGAAGGAGAGAGAGGAATGACAGACCAATGGCATATAGAAAGTTGGGATGAAGAAATGTATATGCACTATAAAAAACGATGGATGAAAGGAATAACTATGAAATATGCAGTGCTAATTGATGTGGATGGAGACATGATGTACGTACCAGAAGATACAAAAGCATTTCCTAACCACCCAGAACCTAAATTGTTTGATACTTATGAAGATGCTGTAGCTGAACAAAAAAATTGGAATACTGGTATTATTGTTGAATATAATGATAACAAACATTATAACAATTCAATACGTGAAATGACAGACGATGAAAGATTACGTGCAATGCACAGAAGTAAGATGAACAAAAGGACAAACTCATGAGTATGTATTTTTCAGGAATGGTTCTCTATTTACTAGGTGCTATACTAGTATTAACCATAGTAGAAGAGGTAGAATATGGCAGTCCTTTAATTTTTGCCTTGACATGGCCAATAATTTCTGTATTAGTAATCTTGGAAACGATTTGGGATTTGATCTATGGCAGAAAACGATAACCCACATTTAGCTTGTCCGTATGTAGATTGCGGATCAAGTGATGCATTCAACTGGAATGATGATGGCTATGGTCACTGTCATTCATGCGGTAATTCCTACCCGATGAAAAACATGCCAGAAGTTTTTGACTGGGTAGCACAAGAGTATCCACTTAAAGAGAGGAGAAATATCATGGATATAGAAATTGATGGTATGACTTACGATGGTATCAGAAGTATTGATGCTGATGTCTGTGAGTTATACGGGATACAGTTACAGACTAGTGAGGGTAGACCGATACGCTATGCCTACAAGTATCCACACACCATTAAGTACAGAGCCTATCAAGATAAGTCCAAGACTTGGATGAAAGACAAGGGACTTGGTATGCACTTCTTGTTTGGCCCTGAGTTTAACGCAGGTACTAGCCAACGTATCTATATAACTGAGGGTGAGTTTGATGCCGCATCTCTCTATCAGATACTTGGCAAAACATTTCCTGTTAAGTCTCTACCTAGTGCAAGCATTGGTGAGAAGTTTATCAAGCACAATCATGCTTACCTGTCGTCATTCAAAGAGATCATCTATGCAGGTGAGCTAGATGACGCAGGACGTAGAGCTGCTGACAAAATTTATCAAGCATTTCCAGATAAGTTCTGGTATGTTCCTATGACCAAACACAAAGATGCCAATGACTTTCTAGAGCATGGCGATGGTAATGATCTGATGTGGGCTGCAAAGAAACCACAACGTTACTCACCAGAAAATTTCTTCTGCTCTGATGTAGATGTCGAACAGGCAATCTTAAATGAAAACCCTTACGAGTATGTACCCACTGGTCATTCTGGCCTCGATGACAAGATACGTGGTATGGTTAAGGGAGGTCTTACCTTTATCAAAGCTCCTCGTGGTACTGGTAAGACCGAAGTTATTCGGTACTTTGAGACTGGGCTATTGCGTGACAACGATACACGCATAGCTCTACTACACATGGAGGAGATGAAGTCCACAACCTATCGTGCTATGGCTACCTATCACCTTGGTATAAATGTTAGAACTAGAGATGATACCAAGGAGAATGGTTACTCAGAAGATAGTGTAATCAAAGCCGCACAGGATATGACACAAGGAGAACGTACCATTGTTTTTGAAATGCGCAGTCATGACGATCCTCTTAAGCTACTCGACTATACTAGACTCGCTGCATCTGTGTACGGAGCTGATTTTATTTTTGTTGATCACGTTCAACGACTTGCATATCTATCCCAGTCTGGTGTAGATGGTGCGACAAGTACACTCACCACGTTGGGTTCACGTATGGCACAGCTTGCTAAGGAACTCAACATAGGTGTGGTGTTTATATCACAGGTTAATGATGATGGACGTACAAAGTATGCAGGGTCTCTTGAAGAAGAGGCTATCATATGTATAAAGATTGAACGTGACGTTGAGTCAGATGATGAGGTAATTCAGAATACCACTAACTTTATTGTTGACAAAAACAGACCGTTTGCTAAATTAGGTAGAGCAGGGTCAGTCTACTACGATCCAGAGACTACCATACTAACTGAAGAAGCGCCATATCAAGGGAGTGTAATTGCAGCATGATTGTATTTGATGTAGAAGCTAATGGTTTATTAGATGATGCTACAAAGATACACTGTCTGTCCTACACAACTGATGGTGTTACCTATGATACACTGTTTGACTATAAAGGTATGAAAGATCTACTACTAAACCAACAAGGTTTGATAGGTCATAACATTATTAGGTATGATGTACCATTACTAGAAAAGATCTTAGGTATTAAGATTAAAGCTAGGTTGTTTGATACATTACCTATGTCTTGGGTTCTCAACTACAACAGACCTAAACATGGGCTTGAGTCTTTTGGTGAGGACTTTGGAATACCTAAGCCTAAGATAGATGACTGGCACAACCTTACTCAGGATGACTACCGTCACCGTTGTGTTGAAGATGTTAAGATTAATTGGAAGCTGTGGCAGGATGTATTAAAAAGGTTTATGTTTATATATAAAAGTAAGTCTGAGTTAGATAAGTTTTTTCGATACTTGCAGTTTAAAATGGACTGTGCAGCAGAGGCTGAAAGAGTAGGTTGGAAGTTAGATGTCGGTTTAGCTAAAGATTGTGTCGCAAAATTAACTGAACAACAATCATCTAAAATTAATGAACTTAAAGGTGTAATGCCTAGAGTAAAAATTACTACTAAGAAGTCCAAACCTAAAGTTTGTTTTAAGAAAGATGGCTCACCTTCATCTCATGGTGAGAGATGGTTTGCTCTACTTGATGAACACAAACTACCAAGACATTACGAAGGAGAAGTAGAAGTTATTAAAGGTTGGGATCAACCTAACCCTAACTCTAATGATCAAGTAAAAAGTTGGTTATTTTCTTTAGGTTGGGAACCTTGCACTTTTAATTATATCAAGGAGTCACCAACAGAAACAAGGCTCGTACCACAAGTACGAAGTAATGGCGAGCTTACTAAATCAGTTAAGAGATTAATAAAAGATAATCCAGTTGTAAGTGTACTGGATGGACTCACAGTTATACAACACAGATTAAAAATCTTTGAGGGTTTTTTAGAGTGTGAATACAATGGTTACGTAAGAGCTGAGATTGATGGTCTTACAAATACGCTACGTTTTAAACATAAGAAACCTCTTGTCAATCTACCTGCTGTAGATAAACCTTGGGGTAAAGAGGTACGTGGTTGTCTTACAGTTCCAGATGGTTACACACTATGTGGTGCTGACATGACTTCACTAGAGGACACAACCAAACGACACTACATGTATCCCTATGATCCAGACTATGTAAACGATATGTCACAAGAGGGATTTGACCCTCACCTTGACCTAGCTTTACATGCTAATGCCGTATCTCAAATAGAGATAGACGAGTACAATGCAGGTAGGAACGATCAACTCAAGGACTTACGTAAAGACTTTAAAGTAGTTAATTACTCTGCTACCTATGGCGTAGGCAAGGCTAAGTTAGCACGTACCACTGGTATGTCAGAAGAATCAGCACAAGAGTTGCTTGATGCATACTGGAAACGTAACTGGTCTGTCAAAGCTTTTATCGACAATCAGAAAATACGAAAGATAAATGACGAGATGTGGGTACAGAATCCAGTAAGTAAGTTCTGGCACTCACTTAGATATGAAAAGGATGTATTCTCTACACTTAATCAATCAACTGGTGCTTACTGTTTTGATAAGTGGGTTGCTTACTATAGAACTCGTAGACCAAATATCATCGGGCAGTTTCACGATGAATCAATTAATCTAGTTAGAAAAGGAGAAGAAGATGAGCACAGTTCTGCACTAGAATGGGCAATAAAAAAACTTAACCAAAATCTTAAATTAAATGTTGACTTAGGTATTGAAATACAGTATGGTCAACGTTATAGTGACGTACATTAACAAAGGAGGGCCATATGGCTACACGTAAAGTAAAATTAACTGGTACTGCAGAGTGGGCAAAAGTATTTGCTCAAAACCGTGACTTGAAAGGTTTTCAAGGTGCGTATGAAGAGCACGATGGTGCTTGTACTATTGACCTATTTATGGATGAAAAGAATGTAGCTGCATTAAAAGCATCACGTTCAATCAAGAGTCCAAAGGATGTAGGTAATGGTTTATTTAAAACTAAGTTCATACGTAAGTTTAATACAGGTAGGGATTGGGATAGTGGCGCACCTGCTGTTACTAATTCTGATGGTGCTACTTGGGACTTCGATACTGATGGCCCCATTGGGAATGGCTCTACTGTAGAGGTCATGCTATCTGTATATGATACCAGTTACAAAGATCGTCCCGGTACTAGGCTTGATTCCGTAAAAGTTATCAACCATGTGCCAGTGGATAATGTAATCCAAGCTGAGACTATATCAGCGGATACCCTGCCAAAGGCAGACAAAAAAGAAGCAGACGCTGTTCTGTTCTAGTACTCCTCTCTCAACTAAGCCCCCTTCGGGGGGCTACCTTTTAAGGATATGATATGAAAAATATTGACACTCTAATAGAAGATCTAGAGTCAGTTATCTATGGTCAAGGTGGTTGGAGAAAGTCTATAGCAGAAGCTATGGGTAAGAACATTGCTCAAGTTGCAAATAAAAGATTTAGTAAACCACAAGAACCTCGTGGTTATCTTTCACTGTCATCAGTAGGTACACCATGTAAGCGTAAGCTATGGTACAAAGTTAATCAACCAAGAATTGGTGAGCCACTAGATGCTAAAATGCTTCTTAAGTTTTTTTATGGAGACATGATAGAAGAACTAATACTTGCTATGGTAAAAGCAGCAGGTCATAAATTAGAAGGTATGCAGGATCGTGTTAGTGTACATGGTATACGTGGACACAGAGATGCGGTTATTGATGGTATGACTGTTGATGTAAAGTCTTGTAGTCCTTTTGCTTTTAAAAAGTTTCGTGACGGTGAGCTAAGAGGTAATGATCCTTTTGGTTACATCAGTCAACTATCTTCTTATGTTTATGCAGCACAAGATGATCCACTAGTTACAGATAAAAATCGTGGTGCTTTTTTAGCTATCGACAAAGTTAATGGAGAAATATGCCTTGATGTATATGATTTTTCTAATGAGCTTTCTACCAAACAAACAGAGATGGAGGCTGCAAAAATTATGGTCGCAGGTGACATACCTACTGAGCGTATATCACCCGTACCTGCCAGCAAGTCTAGCCCTAACACCAAGTTAGATAAATCTTGCCAGTTCTGTGAGTACAAGAAATCTTGTTGGCCTAACCTAAGAATGTTTGAATACTCTTACGGTATTGAGTATCTGGTTCATGTAGAAAAGCCACCTAAAGTTCCAGAGATTACTAATGGCTAGAGCAGCTAAAGCAAAGGGTCGTCTTGGACAAAATGAAATTAGAGATAAGATACTGGAAACATTTCCTGACCTAGAACCTGATGACGTTAGGTCTACTACTATGGGAGATACTGGTGAAGATATTCAACTATCTCCTGCAGCTAGAAAAAAGATACCGATAACAATAGAAGTTAAAAGAAGAAAGTCTGCACTAAAGACTGTGTATGACTACATAGAACAAGCTGAATCTCATGGTAAAGGTGAGCCTGTAGTTTGTTATAGATCAGATCGTAAGCCTTGGGTTGTTATGATAGGCTTAGATCATTACATGAACTTGTTAAAATACTGGGGTAATAATAATGATAGTTAAAGTATGGGACGTAATAGAAGGCCCAATAAGTGTAGAAGAATACCCAGATGAAGCACCTGATGGTGCTAACTGGTACATGGTTTGTAGAACAGAAGTAGATGGTATTATAGCAGACGATAACTTTTGGTTTGAAGATTTTAATGATGCCTATGAGTGGCAAAAACATTTTTCTAAAACAATCGAACCATTAGAGATTGACATGACTACCATGTATGGATATAACTAGGGGTTCGTTATGGAGTTTGAGATTAACATTAGATTAAAAGTAGATCCAGATGCAAACTTCTTAGAAACCTCTGGAGATAATACTGAGGTAATATCTGAGCTAGTTAAAAATTATTTATACGATATAGATGATGCAAAAGTACTAGAATGTGAGGTAACATATGATAAGTAAAGATGATATAGAAGCTTTTGAAATATTTAATTCAAGTCAGATGAACGACTACCAAAGAGCTGCTGTAAGTACAGCCATATATAAAAAAGAACATGCAGTAATATACCCTGCGTTGGGACTAGCTGCGGAAGCAGGAGAGGTAGCAAATAAAGTAAAGAAGATACTGCGTGATGGTAACTTTGATAGGAAAGCTATTGCCGATGAAGTAGGAGATTGCATGTGGTACATTGCCGCATTGTGTAGAGACTTAAATATTGATATGCAAGAGATAGCTGACAATAATATTAAAAAATTAAAAGACAGGCTAGAGCGTGGTGTAATATCGGGATCAGGAGATAATAGATGAACTACTGTGACATGAAAGGTTTGGTATGGCCTTTGTTGTTTTGTATATTTGTAATATGTATTCTTCCAGTTTTACTGGTAGACAACGCAAAGTATTGTAAACAAAGTATCGTACCCTGCTATCCTTGGACTGTACCTGAATGACACCAAGAGAAGCAGCAGAAATAGAGGCAAAGAAAACATTTGAACTGTTTATACTTTATTCAAAGAGGGTTAGTTTATGGGCCATATTCTTTTTATTAATAGTTGTTTTTAAATGTAACAATGGTGTAGAAACAGGAGAAGGTGCAACAGGAAGTAAGTATAATGGTGAGGTGTACGCACCTACAAATATAGGAGAGGATAAATGAATAACTACTTACCTACAGACTACCAAGCATTTATACATAAGTCGAGGTATGCAAAATACTTTGACGGTAAAGGTAGAGAGTCTTGGCCTGAGACAGTAAACAGATATGTATCTGAGGTTGTCCATACAAAAGTTGATGAGCAAACAACTAACGAGATAGAACAAGCGATACTTAGCTTAGAAGTTATGCCTAGTATGAGAGCTATGATGACTGCAGGTCCAGCTTTAGAAAGGGACAACACAGCAGGATACAACTGCTCCTATCTACCAGTTGATGATCCTAAGTCATTCGATGAAGCTATGTTCATACTACTGTGTGGTACTGGTGTAGGCTTTAGTGTTGAACGTCAGTTTATACAACAGCTACCAGAAGTGCCTGAGCTGTACGAGAGTGAGACAATGATAGTTGTTAAGGATAGTAAAGAAGGTTGGGCTAAAGCTTTTCGTCAGTTACTAGCTTTACTCTGGGCAGGTGAGATACCACAATGGGATATATCTCGTGTACGTCCTGCAGGTGCAAGACTAAAGACATTTGGTGGTAGAGCCAGTGGCCCTGCTCCACTAGTAGAACTATTTAATTTTACTGTTCAGACATTTAAAAGCGCACAAGGACGTAAGCTATCATCTATGGAATGCCATGACCTAATGTGTTTTATTGGTCAGATCGTTGTTGTAGGTGGAGTAAGACGTAGTGCTATGATCTCACTATCTAATCTCAGTGATGACCGTATGCGTCACGCTAAGTCAGGTCAATGGTGGGAGACTGCAGCACACAGAGCACTAGCTAACAACTCTGTTTCTTATACAGAGAGACCTGACATAGAAACCTTTATGAGAGAATGGACTGCTCTGGTTGAGAGTAAGTCTGGTGAAAGGGGGATATTTAATCGTGAAGCATCTAAGAAACAAGCTGCAAAATTTGGTAGACGTGATCCTAACTTCGAGTTTGGCACTAACCCATGTAGCGAAATCATACTACGACCATATCAGTTCTGTAATCTTACTGAGGTCGTGGTTAGGGCGACAGATACAATTGATGATCTTGAGCGTAAAGTTAAACTGGCAACTATTCTTGGAACTATTCAGTCTTCCTTCACTAAGTTTCCATATCTGCGAAAAGTGTGGCAACGAAATACCGAAGAAGAACGACTGTTGGGTGTGTCGCTCACTGGAATAATGGACAATAAACTATTAACAACTAAGAACAAAGGATTGGAGAAGACTCTTGAACATTTACGAGAAGTTGCTGTTAATACTAATCTTGAGTATGCTAATCGGCTTGGCATTCCACAAAGTACATCTATCACCTGTGTCAAGCCAAGCGGAACGGTTAGCCAACTTGTCGATAGTGCCTCTGGAATACACGCAAGACACAGCAGATACTACATAAGAACAGTAAGAGGTGACAACAAAGATCCTCTAACACAGTTTATGAAAGACCAAGGCATACCTAATGAGCCTTGTGTATTTAAAGGAGATACAACTACAGTATTTAGTTTTCCTGTAAAGTCTCCTCATAAAGCTATCACAAGAAATGATATGACAGCTATAGAACAACTAGAGATGTGGCTTATATATCAACGATCATGGTGTGAGCATAAGCCATCAGTAACTATCTCAGTAAGAGATGATGAGTGGATGGAAGTTGGTGCATTTGTTTACAAACATTTTGATGAGATGTCAGGTGTATCATTCCTACCACACTCTGATCACACCTATCAACAAGCACCATACCAAGACTGTGGTAAGCATGACTATGAAATGTTACTATCATGTATGCCAGATAAGATAGACTGGTCTAAACTATCAGAGTACGAACAAGAAGATAATACTGTAGCTATGCAGACAATGGCTTGCTCTGGCGATGTCTGTGAAATTGTAGATTTAACATAAGGAGATACCATGTTACAACCAATTAAAGGATCATATTACAGAAGGTTTCAACCCCAATCATATGCAGAAAATGACAGTAAGGCTAAAACAACAATAACAAATTACTTAGAAAGTCATGGACATACTATCCTTGATACTGAGGAAGATTTTTCTTTTGACATAAAGAGTAAAAAGAATGGTGGTATGTATTACTCTGAAGTAGAGATGAAGAACCAGTGGACAGGTGATTGGAACCCTAAGTGGAAAGAGATACGTATACCTTACAGAAAGTATAGACTAATTAATAAGTACAAGAAGGTAGAGGATGACAATACTTATTGTAACTTCTATGTCATACGTAGTGACTGTAAGCAAGCATGGAGAATCAAAGACTTTCAACTTAATGGAGATTGTGCAAAGGAGATATGGTTAGCCAACGCTAGACGATATGAATATTTCTTTCATATTCCTTACGGTGAAGCAGAACTCATAGAGGTATAGAATGAAGATAATTTCATGGTGGTCAGCAGGTGTAACTAGTGCAGTAGCTACTAAGTTAGCTATAGATGAGTTTGGCATAGATAATGTTATACCTATTTACTTTGCTATTGACAGTGCTCATCATGATAACAAACGATTTAAAAGTCAGTGTGAAGATTGGTATAAAAAAGAAATATTAACAGAACGAGCACCAGATAAATATAAGGATCAGTTTGATGTTATAATTAAAGATAAATATGTCAATGGTCCTTCGGGTGCTAGGTGTACTCTTGTACTTAAAAAAAGAGTACGTCAAAGATTAGAACGTGAAATAGATTATGACGGGCAGGTATTTGGATTTGAGTATACAAAAAAAGAAGTTAATAGGGCAATTAGATTTAAGGAACAATACCCCGATGCTAAACCACTGTTTCCTTTAATTGAAGGTAAAATAAATAAACCTGAATGTTTATACTACCTAGAAAAACAAGGTATTAAAAGACCTAAAATGTATGAATTAGGTTACAATAATAATAACTGTATTGGTTGTGTTAAAGGTGGTAGAGGATACTGGAATAAAATTCGTAGAGACTTCCCTAAATTTTTTAATAAGATGGCTGAAGCTGAACGTAAAGTTGGTAACAGCTGTATTAGAAATGTATTTTTAGATGAGCTTGATCCTAAAGCAGGTCACCGTCAAAAAATAATTATGCCTGATTGTGGTAACTTCTGTGATATAGAGTTTTCGGAGGTGTTACATCCAAGGCTTGAAGAAGTTTATAAAAAACCTGTACAATTACGACTTGATATATAAAGGAAAATTTAAATGGTAAAAAATGTAAAAGAAATATTAGAAGAAGAATTTGAAATTGCTGAACTATTTGATGATGTGGAAGACTATGTAAATAGTCCACCTCATTATGGTCAAGGTAGAATAGAGTGTATAGAATATATAAAAGATTTTTTGTCAGATGATGAATACACTGGCTACCTTCGGGGCAACATAGCTAAGTACCTTCACCGTTGGAGGTATAAGAATGGTGTAGAAGATTTAAAGAAAGCTCAATGGTATCTTGAGGCCTTGGTACAACAGCAGTCTAGGAAATAAAATGAAGGTTATAAAAAAGAAAACCCTCGAGCAGGAAGCCCAAGAGTTTCGTAAATTAAAAATTGTTGAAGAGCCACCTATGTCAGCTCGTATATATCTAGCAGGTCAAGCACTGTCAGGATTGCTTGCTGCTAGTCGTGGTGGTTATGTTAGACTTGAAGAAGTAAAGAGAGAAGCCTACGAGTGGGCAGATAGGATGTTAGAAGATTAGTTATTTGTAGACATCGTACAATTTAACCATCCTGATTAACTCTCGTCTTCTAAATAGTTCATCCTCTATAGTTTCTGCATCTGCTATAAAGTCATCAGCATTATCAAATTTACCTTTTGAAAGATCAAAAGCAGATCTAGAAAAATCTTCTGGTAAATTTTGCTTCTTCATTATTTCGTATGAGTTTCTAATATAACTAGCAGCAGCTCTAGGATTTTTTCTTTTTAACTCTTCAAAATATTGTGTAACTAAATCTTTTGTTTGACCTATGTTTTCTCTAAGAAAAGCTTTTAACTCCAGTCTTTTCTTTTCATCACTTAGTTGTCCGTAAGATACAACATTATTATATCTCACTAAAGGTTTAGAGATATGTTCTTCAAAACTTTTTGGCAATGTTTTAGACAAGCCATATCTAACTAGCCAATCTAAAGCAGGATTTTCAACAGTATTTCTACCATAAAGTTTGTACTCTTGCAATCCTAAGTTAGCTATTTCTTTTTGTAACTCTGTTGGTGCAGCTCTAGTCTCAATACCAAGTAGCTGTTTTGTCATTGGATTTACAGCTGTAACTGGACGACCTGAAAAGGGATCATAGATAGGAGTAGAAGTTTTACCGTTAAAAGATTGTGTGTATTGTACAAAATCTACTTCAGGAAAAAATCTTACAAGTCTGTTAAAACTCTCTGTATCAGTTAACATAGCATTTAACATGTTATTATCAGACAGTAAAAGACTTCTTGTGTATGGTGTGTAGCCTAACTCAGGATCTATCTGACCACCTAAGTCTCTGAAAATTGTTGCAGGATAACTAAAGGTAGCACCTATATCTGTAAATCTACTTTTAAGTCCCTCAGTCATACTTCCAGACTCAAACGATCTTCTGATATCAGTCGTTAAACCTTTATCAAATCCCATATTACCTAAGCCACCTACTACCTCTAATGTATTTTTTGCTAAAGGTGTGTACTCAGGCATAGGTAAATCGTAATAGTTTCTAACCCACAGATCTGCAAGCAGTTGGTGTCCAGCTAACGCACCAGATACACGCCCCAGTTTAGCAAGTTTACCCTCTTCTCCAAACTGCATGTCAGAAAAATTTGTTTTCATTCCAACAGCATTTCCCTCATCATCAAATTCTACTTGAGAACCTCTTGCGTATACAGCACCTGTAAATAATGTAACACCCGTTAGCTGTCTAGCCCAACGCTCATTAACATCTTTTAATTTATTTGAATAGATACTATCATCGAAGTTTTTAGCACCACCTGTAATAAGTGCTATTGGTGTATAGTCATTCATAAACTCTATATGATTTGCTACGTACCTTGGAAAAGGCATACCAAGAACACCTGATACAACAAACGGTGCTTCTTTATGTAACTTAAGTACATTTTTTGCACCAAGCATAGTAAAGTCTGAAATAGCTTTCTTTTGTTTAGGTCTTGCATAACCTTTTTGAAAAACAAAATCTAATGCTTCATATACTGCTTTAGCTCTCACATCTTCAGGTAAATCTAATAAAGAGTTATTACGCTTTAAAAATTCAGATGCACTGGAACCTTTTTCAATTAGCTGTCTATCTATTGAAGCATAGAAAGCTGCCTGTTTAAATCTGGTATCAACAGCACTGTTAAGAAAATTTACAGCAGAACCTATTTTACCAACCAATGAAGAAGATTCAGAACTAATTTCAACACGATTTATATCATAAAAAATCTTTTGATACTCTTCAGGAAGATCTCTTTTAAACATCTCCCTAAGTATAATAGATTCGTTTCTTGATATTGACATACTTCTTAGAGCAGAAGTCACAGCATTATAACTACTGATAGGAACCTTTTCACCTTTTGCAGCAGCCTTACCAACTCTTAATGTTTGTCTAAATATCTCATCTACTACATCTATACCAATTCTAGCTGTAGAAAACATTGTGTTTGCAGCTGTAGTTCCTAATTGAGATGTCATAAAAGCAATACGAACTGAGTCTGTAGCTTTTAGAACGTCTACTAGAGTTCCGAATGCACCCTTCTTAATACCTATTGTATCAGAAATTTGTCTTGCTAGACTATCACCTTCAGTAGCAAGACCTTGTTCAGCTATTCTTTCTATGTTAGTTAAGATATCTTTTTGTGCTTCTTGAGATATTCTACCTGCTAGACCAAGAGTTCTACCTGCTTCTGATAAATCAGATAAAAATATGTAGCTAAACTCTTCTCTTGATAGTGAGTACTCGTCTATAATCTCATCTATCTGTTTTGTTTTTATAGATCCATCACGAATCTTAGATGCTATAACAGAACTTATACGTTCATTTTCTGGTATCTTAAACTTATCTATTATATCATATGTTGCAGCAGTAATAGCTTGTAGTGTGTGTCTTGATAAACCACTTGAAAGTTTTTTATCTGGTCCTTGTCTAAGTAAAGTATTTTTAAGTTCTTCACCTATAGCTACTTGTTCTTTATTTAATGGGTCTAACTTAATCCTTCTTTTAGCAAGTACATTATTAAGTTCTGTAATACGATCTACTACACGACCTACTTTTTCTTTACCTGCTTTTGTTTTCTGGACTGTCTTTAGCTTGTTTGTAGCTTTCTTTGCTGCAGCAAGTTTACTTTTTGCAATCTTTGCAGATTGTTTTTCTAAAACTTCATATGCTTTGTCTGCACTTTTTACGTCTATACCTCTAGCAATACCGCCAATAGCTCCACCAAAAGCAGAGTTAAGACCTACCGATACAGCCTTCTGAGTATTAGACATACCTTCATAGTCTTCTACTGTTTCTTCTCTTGCAGCTTCTTGTGCTTCAATTTGACCATAGCCTAAAGCACCTTCAACAGCTGCCGTTGTAGCAAAACCTTTTCCAGCTTGTTTAGCAAACTCTTTAGATAGTACCTTAGATACAGCAGCCCTAGCACCAATAGCTGAAGCCTTGGTTGCACCTAATGCACCAAGTTTACTAAAACCACCGGTAAAAATACCGGCTATAGTAGATGGAGATGTAGCAATAGCTTCTAGATAATCTCCTACACCTTTACCAGTTCCTGCACGTTCTACAGAATCCCAAGCCATCATAAGACGACCAAAGGCTAGACGGTCTTGTTCTCTAGCATTTTCATCACGAGCAAAATAAAGATCTTGTAGTGCTGTTGCCTCGTTGGTATCTTGACTACGCATGTGTTCAACATACTCATCAACCATCCAGTCAACGTCTTTTTTTCTTAACTCTTTTAAACTATAATTTTTTCTAGAGCTTGATAAAAAACGAATAAGATCTTTTTGAAATTCTTTGTCGTCTTTTATGTCAACTATAGTTTTACCTTTAGCTTTTTCTACATAAGATTCCATGCTTTATCTATTTCTTTCTTCTTCAATAGATTTAAAATTATCTGTAAATAAATCTTTACCTGCATCGAAGCTATCTGCAGGATTTTTAATTACTTTAGGATTTTTAACTTTCGGTTGTTTAGATCCTATAAAACTTGGTATAAGATTTACGGCATTAGGAATATGTTTTTGAAAGGATTCGTTTAGATTACTAGACCCTGTTTCAACATCTATAACAATATTATCTACTGTACCAGATATTATTTTTTCTAGTTCACCTGCAGATTGATCTGATTTAATTTTAGCAGGGTCTACCCTATAATCACCTTCATTATCTTTAACGAATATTTCTCCTGCATAAGGAGCAATTCGATCTATAACTTGTTTTCTTATACTAGCTAATTGTGTTTCTCCTACCATTGCAGATCCAACATTTAATCCACCTATAGTAGGTAACTCTGGTGTAAACTCTTCAAGTCTAGGTGCAGTTACAATTTCTAATATTTTTTCATCTACTTTTTCAAAATCTTCAAAAGTTTCTGCTGAAAAGATAGCTTCAATTAAAGATCCTTCTTGACCAACTTCTGTAGACATATCCTCACTACTTAAAAGTGCAGTTTTTGCTGCTATGGCCTTAGCTTGTAGAGAACTTTTATCAGCTAAAGTAGATTCAACCTTCTTAATAATAGTAGGTATCCAATTTACATTTAACGTACCCTCTTTTACACGCTTTTCAAATAACTCAAGTATTATTTTACCTTCACCAGTTTCAGCTATGTAAGAGGCAACATCTTTAGGTAAGCCTACTGTACTTATTAAACTTTGAGTTAACTCAGTTTTTTTAGCTCTTCGTTTTGTTGACTCTTTTGAATTAACTCCGTACTCAGCAAGTAAAGCTATTCTTTCTTTCTTTTCACCAGAAAAGAATTTTTGTTTAGCAAATTCAAATTTGTTATCCCTATCTATCCAATCCATACCCTCTCTGATACCAGAAAAATTAATACTCATTATAAAACCTCCCTTGCCATAAGACCTTTAGGTTTTTCTTTAACTTCTGGCTCTTCAACTTGTGGTTCTTTTTCTTCTAGTGTTTCTTCTATAGGTTCAAGATCTATTGGTTTATCTTCATCTATATCTTTTAACACCTCACTAATTTTATTTTTATCTATGGTAGATTCAAACTGTTTGTAGTCTACTTCAACTTCACTAAGACCCTCTTTAAAATCTATACCAACAGCATTAGCTGTACCAGTTATATACTCATGAATAACTGGTGCAATAATTAAAGATACGTCAATGGTATGCATACCCTGTACAACTCCACCACGAAGAATACCCTCAGTTAAAGTTACAACATCTAACCCAAGTTCTAACAATGTTAATACTGCCTTAGTTCTTTCAGGTTTTTCTAACCTATCTATATGCCAAATAAGTGCATCTTCTGGATTAGAATATTTTGGTGGGTCTTCCCAAGGATAAGCCCTTGGTTCTTTTGTTAGAGATTGTCCCGGAATTGGTGTACTAAACATTTATTATTTCCCTAGATAAAGTCTTGATTTTTTCTTACGTGAATTCATTTTTGGTATGCCCGGATTTAAATAACCTTTAGAAAAAACTTCTGTTGCTTCATCTACGTTTTTAGTTTTTTCTAGTTGTTCTATTATTTTTATAAAGTATGGATCATTTTGTACTTCTTGAACAAAAAATCCAAAGTTTGCTTCATAAGAATTTATATCTAAATTATTTTCTTTAGCAAAATTTTCAAACTTTTTTCTTCTTTTTCCAGTCCACATCGCCCAACCTGCGCCACCCCTAGAACCGGGAACAAGTGGCTTTAATTCTTCAGGCATTGTAAAGCCACCGGTTTCATGATCAAAGTTTCCTACCATAGCAGCAGCTTGAAAATCATTCAAACCAAAAACTTCTTCTATATCAGCTTTAAATTTAACACCAGTTTCAAAACCTTCAAATCCAGATCCACTAACATTTAGTTTAGGTTCTTTTTGTGTAGATTCACTTTCAGCTTTTTGTATAGCTTCTTCTACCTGCTCCCTTAAACTTTTGTTAGAGGCATATAACTCACTAGTAAACTCTGTTAAAAAATCAGTTTCAGAAGTTTCTTCTTTATCTCTACTTGGTACAAGACCTCTTTTTGTAACTAATTTATTTGGGTCTGGCTCCCCATCTGTAAATAGACGAGATCTATCAGTAAAACCTTTTTGTGCTCTTCTTAATTCTGCTTGTTCTCTTGCAGTTAATGATGAACGTAAATTATCTAATCCAGTTTCATAAAGTGCCATATCACTACTTTCTTATATTAAATCTAAACCTTTACTGCCTAAAACTATTCTTGTAACAATTGCCCACATATCTTTTTGTTGTTGATCATCTCTGACTAAGGCATACTCATCATATTTTTTATCAGCTAGTATTAATTCCAATGCTCTTTCTTTTGAATCTTCAGTAGATGTAAACACGTAATCCATAAAATCACGTTCACGTTGCCATAGTTCATCTACTGCTTTAGTAGTAAGTGCATTAGCTACTTTTGCAAGTTCTGCATTAGCTGCATTATCAGCAGCAGTATTTATTGTTTCAACATTTTGTCTCCAAAGAGCATTTGCTTGGGCAATAGCAATTTTATTTGTTGCATTAAACTGATCTCTGTTATTTTGAACATTGGCATTAAACTGTTTTTGAGCATTTTCTACACCTACATTAGTTTGCTCTATTGCAAGTTGTTGGGCTGAATTAATTTGATCTGCATTAAACTTTAGGTTAGCTAGAAGTTGATTAGCTTGGTTTTGACTAGTTGCATTAATTTGAAGAGCTGCATTTTCTGCTGCTGTATCAGTAAATATAGACTGGGCAATTTGTTGATTTTTAAATATAACAGTTGCTTGTTCATTACTTAAGTTTGCCATATCTATTTGTAAAAATGCCTGAGCATTTTGAACAGCAGCTTGTTGTTGATTAGTTAAGTTTTGTAATTCTAACTGTGATATAGCAGCAGCTTCTGCCATTACAATAGCTTGTCGGTTAGTCAAGTTAGCTAAGTCCATAGTCTGAGCTAGTCTTGCATTTTCTAATGCTACCTGCTGTTCTGCATTAAAGTTTATGTTAGCAATTTCAGATACTCTTGCCGCATTTCTAACTTTAGCTTCAAACTCTTGAGTAAACTCCATTTGTAAAAAGTTAGCACGTTGTCTTGCCGACTCTATTGCAATCTGTTGTTTGTTACTTGCATCCATCTGTGCAATAGGTAGTGCAGATTCCATAGCTGCTTGTACAACAGCCATACCTGCCATAGATGATGCACCTAATCCACGAGCAGCCATTTGTGCCGTAGCTGCCCTCATAGCTCCTGCAGCCCACGAAGGTGTTTGACCACCTTCAAAGTCTTGCATAAGTTTGTCTAGTTCACCTGATACAGTAGCTGCTTCTAGTGGCTGCTGACCAAATATACTTCCTACCTGTCTTTGATCTACTGTAGTACCACTTATAGTCTGATCTGCAGTCATCTGCAAAGGAGCAGGTGCACCTTGTACCTGTGTAGCTTGACCTTGAGCAGCTTGCATACCACCAACTAAAGTTTGAGTAGGATCTACCTGAGCTGCTTGAGCTATAGCTTCTGGAGATAAACTACCTTGTGCTGCCTGTACCCCTTGCATTGCTTGAGTAATTTGATCTTGAGATTTAGCTGCATCAAATTTAGCAACGTCTATTGATTCTGGAGCTACAACATCATCTACTTTTGTAGGGTCAATAGTGCTTGCTGTATATTGGTCTGCTGTTGCTGTTGCTTCATAATCTTCTGGAGTTAGTGTAGTTCCTGTTGCATCTGCATCAATATCTGCTACAGTAGCTTTTGTAGCTACAGAACTAGGATCAGTTAATACATTAGTTGTTAAATCTCTTTGAGCAGTTTGTAGTTGTGATACAGCATCTGTTTGTAGTTGAGTAAGTTCTTTTTGTGCTTTATCTATTTTTTCTTTTATCTTTTTTACTCTTTCAAACTTATCAGAGTTAGCTTTCCAATCATTATATGGTTTGTTGGCAATAGCTAAATAAGCTCTAACATCTCTAGCAATTACAGCTTTCCTATCAGGAGTATTTAATGGATACCTTTGAGTAACTGGATTATCTGTATTTTTATCACCTTTACCTACTTGATAAGCTGTACCATATTCAAATGTTCTATTATCAGTTCTATTATAACCACCCCTAAATTGAGCAGGTTCAGCTCCGGGGTCAGCAACATTACCTAGGGCATTAAGCTCATTTTGTAAATCTATTATTTCTTTTTGTTTCTTACCAATAGCGTCTACTTCTTCTGCCATCTATCAAACCCTTTTTAATATTTTTAAATTCCTTAGTATTACCAAGGCCAATAATCTTTTACGTCTATCCATCCCATGTGATGTAAGTATGCTGTAGACCCAATACCAGAGGCTGTAATAAGAAAGAAGATTCCTGCTAAGGTTATTGCTAACTCTTGTCTTGCTATAGCTTCACGCCTTGCTTCAGCTTCTGCTTGACGTTTTTCTTGTAAAACTTCTTTGCGTATTTTTAAAAGTTCTAACCATTTTGATCTTCCGTAAGTCTGTGTAATCCATTCTTGTAATTCAGCTTCAGCTTCTGCTGCTTGACGTACTTTAGCCCAACGGTCTAGTGCAATACTATTTGCACTTTTGCTTGATATACCTTTTTTCTGAAGCGTTTTCTTTGCTTGGTCAGTTGCATCAAAGAACTCACCTATTTGTTTGCTAAGACCAGCTACAGTTTTACCTGCAGCAAGTCCTGTTTTTAACCCTGCAAGAATTGTTAATGGGTCCATGACTACATACCATCATCGTTTAATATCATTCTATTATGTTCACGATTCATGTACTTTAACTCTGTTTCAAGTAAAGCTATTCTTTGTTTAAGTTGATTAACAGAACTAAATGTTGCAACCATAGCACCCATTTCTTCCCATATCTCATCACTATCTTCCCATAGTTCTATTATGTCAGACTTACTTTCTTGTACATCACGTTTAAGATTTACTGTATCTTCTACAGCCATGCGACTAGCAAACTGTGCTACGTTTTCTTCTAGTGATGATATAGTAGCTGCCTGTTGAGATACCCACCAGACACCACCTGCAAGCTGTACAGCCATTGCCATAACTAGAGCTATGGGAAGTTTCATGTTTTCCATTTGCAACCTATAAAGTTATGCAGCCTTATCTTCGTCTACAATCTTTGCTTCTACAGATTGTACAAGCATACTAGCAAAAGTATCACGGCCAACAGTTAGTTGATCTAAATTAAATTTAGCACTAGATAGTTTACGATCTAAGTCTGCTACGTGATTAAACAATACTTTTTGTTCATCAGTTAAATCTTCAATAAAGTATTTTTTGTTGTTTATAGTCATAGGTGTTTTTTTATTTTTTCCCATTGCTATTCTCCTTTTTATTTACAATAGTTAAATTAGCTTCCAGTAAAAGAATTAGCTGCACTTATAGCTTTATCTATTTCTGTAAAACTTTCACTTCCCCAATCACCTAGTGCTTTCATATGAACTAGGTAACCGTTGCTACGAGCTACACGCTCTTTCTTTTCGTCATGCGTCATATCATGTCCGAAATCTTCGTATGTTGCATCACTACCTTTGTTATGTGTAGCAATAACACTATTAATTACTGACACACCACCAAGCATTGCAGCATAGTCTTGTGCTATTTGATCTGCATCTCTTGCCATTATACTTACCCTTCTAGTTTTGCAATGTTGATATTGCCTGAGATTGATATACGTTCCCCATCATTATTATAAAAAGGAAACACTTGATGAAGCATACTTGATGGAAACATAACCATGTAACCCTCTGCTTCTTTTTCCATGTTATAGGCAAAAGTTGATACTCTGCCCAACGTATTCGTGTAGCTAAATGCAAAGTTAGATATATGGTTATCTGCATTTGAGTTAGCACAAATAGGAAGTTTTTTTTGTTCTTCATAGGACGTAGGTATTTGCATCCATATAACAAAGCTATACACGCCACTATGATCATGCGGTGGATTAAACTCATATTGTTTTTGAAAATTAACCCAAAGACTTTCTAAGTTCCAACCCTCACCTTCTTTCATAGTTTGACGATAAGGTGGTCCATAGGTTTTTATGTGGTTATCCATAAACGAAGGTATTATCTTACTAACAAACTCTTTGAGCAAAGGTGAGTCACTATCTAACCTAATAGATGTACTAATGTTACCTGCTAGTTCAGGCTTCATATCTTCTGGTTGTTCTCGTGC